TATTACTTAATACCGAAACATTTGCGTCATCAACAAGTCTAGTAACTTGAGAATGTCTAAACAACTTTTCAAATTCACCAAGATTGTTTGTATCATATGATGTTATTGCAGAAACTACTTCAGATTCCACTTCATTTAAAGTTGATGTTGTCTTATTAGAATCATATTTAAATTGTACATTTAAAATTATAAAAATTGTATCTGGATCAATAATAACTGGAGTAATAGATGCGACAGTATACTTGGAAAAATCAGCTACGAGTTGTTTCTTTTCTGATGCAGTTAAATTTAATCCTGTTGTTGAGATAATTGAAATAAATACTTTGCCATATTCAGCTGTGCTTACTACACCAAGACTAGAATCAAATGAACCATTTTCTCCACCAAACACTTGCACCGACTGTGCGTTAGCATAAAGTTTTTTAGCATACACTTTATAATCTTCAGTAGTTACGCATCTTCCTTGAGATGCATAATCTAATGGAGCATTATATTTTATAGACGTAATAGTTTCTGGTTCTGAACCACCATTTGCAACATCTACAACTTCAACCGATACATCAGAAACACTTGCAATTCCAGCATTTGATTTGAAAATAGATGCGCCATTTGCGTCCGTAGTATTACTAACAACGTAAGTCAGTATTACAATATTTCCATCAACCAGTGCATTGCCAATAACCCCATCACCAAAATATACCTCAAACTTTCCGTTCTCTACTTCCTGTAGAAAATAAACATCACTTTCAGCAGTGACTTGTGTTATGTCTGTTGCTTGTGTGAACGTAGTGGTGGTGCTATCCGAGCTTGAATTCTGTACTACAACTTTTAATGTAGAAGTATCTGCTCGTCTGTTAGGAACAAGAAATCTTTGTTCGACATCTGTAGAATCCACAGTATATCTGGTTGTTACAAAAGTCCCCTCATAGATTTTAGTCAAAACAAAAGGTATTGATGAACCAATGTTAGATGATGTTACTGCATCAGATGTAACAAACTGATAATCTGTTCCATTTACAGTAGAGTTAAATATCGTCCCAGCTGGCATAGTTGCACTAGTCACAGAAGTTGTATTTAATACAACATTAACTGTTGCAACCGCAGCCCTAGCAGAGTTAGGAATATACCCTAAAGTTTTTGCATGAGAAACTACACTTGACCTAAGAGATGCGCTGTCTAGAAACATCTCGTTTGCTAACATGTTTGCATTGAAACCCAAATAGTGAGTATTGTATGCGAGAACATCTAGTAGTGCGTTCATTCCAGAACCTTCGAAATCATAATCCGTAAATTCTGTTTGTCCAGATAAAAAAACTTTAAGGTTATTTTTGACTTCATCAAAGTCAAACTCTGTTACATTTAATCTTTTTGTGTTTATTGCCATTATCGCAATCTCTCTAATAGTATGGTTAGGTCTACTAACTCAGTTGGAGCATTTAAAACATAAAATTCTATAGTCAACTCATACGCATTACGATCTATGTCTGGTGTTGCTCTAACACCAACTAATTGTGCTCTTGGTTCATATTCGGCTATAACATCTTCTACCTTTCTGGTTAAAAGATGTGCAGAAATAGGAGTCATTAGTTCAAACAATATCTCTCTTACCCCACAACCGATTTCTGGGTGAAAAGGTTTTTCGTAATGATTAGTTAATACTAGATTTCGGATAGAACGCTTTACAGCTGTAATGTCTGTTACCTTATCAATATCAGATTTTGCACCGCTTACTGTTACTGCACCATCACTATCTTTCGAAGACAATTTCTTTTTAACAAAGAATAAGTCCAAGTCTTTATATTGACGAACATTACGTTCAATATCGTTAAGAGCTTGAGCGTCTTTGAATGATGTTGGTGTGGGCATATGATACTCCTTTATCTATTTATAACAATACTTCACCGATTGTTTATCTAACTTAATATTTTTTAAAAGTCAGTAAGTTCATTATAATCTGGCTGATCTTGAGCATCGCTAATCATCTCATTGAAAAGATCATCTACTGTAATGTTGTATGATGCACCAGCCTGTGCTACAACAGTATATTGGTTGCCGTTTATATGTTTATAAACACCTTCCCTTTGATTTAATCTGCCCCCATCTACATTAACGATACCAGCCTTGCTCACAGATATTCCCTCTACAACTCCACTTGCACCATAGTCGTTGTTCTCATCGTCAATCAATTTGTTTAAAAGAATAAGGTCTATTTTATTTTTGTCCTCTTGTTTAGGACTTCCTTTATCTTTAACTCTTTCTTCATTTCCATCAAATGTTGGGTCATAGTTGTCGTTGTATTGGTAATCTATTTTATAAATAGCCCCATCTCTTTTCCCTGTTATTTTATCTTTTTTTGCTCCTGATGCATCGTATTTTGTCCGTCTAGTCCAAATACCATTTGCAAAAGTGCCATCTTCTAAAGGCGCATTTCCGTTTGAGTCTGCCCAACCTATTAAAATTCTACCATTTTTATCTATCGAATATCTATCAAGTCTTGAGTTACTCACACTTCCTGCAGCTGCGATTTTCTTAAATCCTTTTGAACCTGACTTGCGCCCCTTAACTCCTATAAGTTTAGCAGGTTTATCAGATAATGTAATAATATCAATTTCAACTGACCCCTGCGACACAGCATCCACCCACCCTCTAATTTCTGTTTTTATTGTACTTGGACTATCTTTTGTTGCAGATTTAGTTACTCTTTCTTTTTTGTGAGTAGGCCTTCTAGAGAATCCATGTGGAGTGACATTTGATCTTAAAATTGTTTCTCCGCCTCCAGATGTAGTGACCGTTGTGACAGAATTTTCTGCTGTTGTTTGAGTTGAAGTAACAGTTGCACCGTCTTCTTGAAATTCTTTTGGCTCGTTAGCAGATGAACTTACTGTGCCTTCATCGGGAATATGCGTGATAGTAATTTTCTTTGATTTCTTTGTCACCGCATACGCACCAGCATTTGATGATGGAAGAACTTTTGGTGTATCTCTTTCAAACTCTTCCAAAGTTTTCTCTAGTTCTACATTTGCCTCTTCAAGTTTTTTATTTAACTCTACTGTGGATACTTCTTCTTTTACAGTATCTACAGTTGGTTGTAAAACCGCAGATGCTTTTTCAAATGCAACTCCACCAGCTGCTGGTAATTCAAAGTTTGGAACAACGTCTTGAATTCTTGTTCCAGCTCCTCTTGCATCTGTAAGAGATTGGAATGATGATGCTTGAGATGAAAGTGCAGCTACCGCTGAATCAGTTGATGCAGATACATCATTAATGAGTGCTGTTGGATTTGGAACATTACTTCTATCTAATTTAAGAGATGCGTCAAACGCAGTATCTAAAGAAGATGTTACCTCTCCTCTTGCATCAGATAACGCTGTAGTTGCAGAGGTGATATCTGTAGTCGCAGTTAACGCCGCAGCTTTAGCAGCAGTTGCGTTGGTAGTTAATGTATCTAAATCATAACCACCAGCAGTAAGTCCATCTCCAAACTGAAATTCTAATGCTGCTTTTTTATTTGCAAACTCTTGTTGTCCTGCTAGAGTACTTTGATCGATATCAAGAAGTGAGGACATTTCTGATTGTAAATTTACATTTGGCAACTCTGGAAGCTCAGGAACTAAATCCCCAAGTTTAGATACCAAATCTCCTACAACAGAAACGGTTAGAGTAGCAACAAGATCAGCTGCATCTGCTTCAAGTCCAGAAACAACTTCACTTTTTATAGAATCAAATGTACTGAGAACTGAATTGAACTGTGCGTTTGTTCCTGCTAAATTTGGGGTTTTAAAATCTGCCATACTTATCCCTTACTGATTATTAACTGTTGTTGAGGTGGTATCAGCACTACCTGTTCTTGTTGCAGATACCGCATTAGTATGATCAACTTTACCAGTGGTTTTGAATACAAAAGTATCTTCACCAATATGTTTATAGTAATCGTCATCGTATCTAATATGTGCATCTCCATTGTAATCAACATTAGCAATATTTGCAATTTTAAGATTATAATTATTTTCAGAAACAATTGTCATAACATTTGATGACTTCATATTTAATTTTCCACCAGACTTATAAGACATAATTCCAGAAACAGTAGTTGCTGATAAATGGTCTGATGCTATTAAGTCTATACTTTTAAGAGATGTTATTGCGTAGTCATCAATAATGTTAAGAGTACTTGTTCCGTTAACAATCCTAGTTTCATTTTTATCAATGACAATATCCACATCTTCTTTGACTCTGCCTTTGACGTTGTTCATTATCTGAAAAGAATGGTTGCCGTTAATTTCTTCTTCGCGATTACCACCACCTGTTCCAGCTCCAACTTTAACTCTGTGGTTCTTATGTATCTTCTGTGTGTAATTGCCTTCTACCTCAAGATGGTAGTCTCCCTTTATAAGTTCTCGTACTGTTCCAAGTGTTGTAATATTAACATCACCTTGTATATGTATCTGAGACTTTCCAACAACAATCTCATAGTTGTCACCAACAATTTTTACAACCTTTGAACCGTCTGGATGTATTTCTTCAAACGTGCCTGCGCTGTGTTGTGTAAACAATCGTTCAGCGCCTGGGCTATCATCTATTTCTTTTATATGTCCAGCTTCACTTTCAAAGACATGGTTGAATGGATAGGCTGCGGAGATGTATGGGTTCTCATCTTTTTGAATTGACTTGGGTTGTGGTTCTTCCCAGAAACCGCGTTCTTCTTGAACTGCAAAATCAGATGTGGCTAAAAGATATGGTTGTGTCGCAGTAGGAATGCCTGTTCCCTTTTGATCTGTTTCTTCACTGTCATCATCAACTCCAACTGTAGGGTCAACAATTGCTGGGTCGCCACGCAAACGATTACGTCTTCGTGCTAAAAGGGAGTTGTGTGACTCTGATGCTCTGCCTCTACCTAGTCTGCTAGTATCGGGTTCTCCAACTTCGTGACCAGACTTAGTAGTGTAAAACTCTCCGTCAGCAGGATAAGAGCCATAGATCGGATGACCAAGATATTCTGTTTGTGGACTTTCTGGAGAACGAGGATCGTTAAATCCAAGTTGGGGGTCAGCAGGTGCTTGAGGTGTGCCGGGCAAAGAACCTATAATTACTGGTTGTTGTTTTTCAACTGCATCTCTAAAGAAACCAATTACCCAACTACCTTCAACGAGAAAAGACGGAGAGTTGCCAAGACCATGCATCGCTGCATCTGTGACAGGATGCATAACGTGAGCCCACGGCAAGTCTGTTGTTGGGAGTTCAACTATGCTATCTGAATGAAAACCCAAACAGCGAACTCTAGCTCTGCCAAGTTGGTCTGGGTCGTTTCTATCCTCTACAACACCTACGAACCACACGAAACCATCTTGGCCCATAAAATAACTTTGTTCCGACATAATAATCCTTTACTAACAGTTTTAACTATTTATAAGGAATATATGAAAAGGTTATTTTGGTTCTTGAATATTATTGTAAACAGTCTTGGCAATCAGTTCGTATTTCTTCGCAACTTCTTGACCACTAGTTTTATGTCGCTCGACCATCCAATAAGGATTAAGTCCTAGATTGCCAGCGATAACAATTCTTTCATGGTCGCATTGATGTTTGGGTACAGAATGTTTTGCCCAGCCGGGAAACATTATCATTGTGTTTTTCTTAGGAACAACTTCTTGTTTAGCATCTGGAAACACTAACGGCGCACACGAATCACAACAATCAACATTGTATACCCAACTCCAAATAGATGGCCAATGATCGTGTGGTTTTGTCCAATCACCTTTTGTATAACTTGCAACCCAACAGTCATACGGCATCAACTCAACTTTGCTAGGTGAGTTCTCTGTTCCAAGATGTACTGCGTAGTCGCACAGTTTTAAAAACTCTGAATTGTGTTCGAGCATAAACCACGAACTCATGTTTGCTTTTACATTGGTTTCTTTGTTTTGTATGTCTTCGAAGTTATGACAAAAATCTATCAACTCTTTTGTTGCACTTGATTTAGGAACAACAGATTTGATAATAGGAAGATTAGATGTAAATGAAACTGAGAATGGGTTAGTAGAAAGATGGCGTTGTTTTTTTTCTTCTACTTCCTTCTCTTCTTTTAAACTATTTGCAAGTGATTTTAATAAACTCATTTTATAGGTCTTTCTTGGGGATACCAATACCAACCTGTTGTTATATACTTATCGTGGGTGTGTACAGGATTGCCTCTATGTTGATACATCCACGCAGAAGGAAATATAGCACCCATTCCTTTCTTTGGTTGTATTCTTATTTTCTCATATAGAAACTCTGTCTCACCTTCACCAGCTGGTAAGTCATTTAAATAGATTGTCCATACAAGAGCTCTGTTTGCATCTGCACAGTGAGAAATCTCTGCGTGAAAATTATGAAACCCACCACCCATAGGTCTTGTTCTTTGCACTTTAGTTTCTGGTGATATAAGACTTCGCGCTCCACGATATACAATAGGAAACTCTAAAAGATATTCTCGCAACATATCCATCTTTACTCTTTGAATGGATTTGTATAACTCATCTTTTTCATCCATCCACATTTGTTTGTCTTTGCGAGTTATGCGGTTAGCAATCGTAGTCTTGCCGATATGGTCATCACGCTCAAACCATTCTATAAGGTTATCGCATTCTTTGTCTGTTAGTGCGTTTTCAAATCCTCTAACAAAATTACTTAACATTTAAGTTGCCCGCAACCATAACTCTTTGATGTTCACATTCTTGTTTTGACACCATATGATTTATCCATGCTGGGAAAACAATCAGTTGTCCTGTCTCTGGAAATATGTGAAATGGAGTACCCTCATTATCACGATCATTACTGTCATTAAATATTAATGGAGCACACTCCTTACATGCTTCTACACAATATGTGTAAGACCAAAGAGAGGGCCAATGATTGTGTTCTTCACAAGTATGTCCTTTGCCGTATACTAATCCCCAGCTCTCTTTTATATAAAGAGGAATGTCATCTGGACTTCCATCAGGTTTAGTTCGTTTTGCAACTGGACATAAGTTTGCAACTTCAATTGCTTCTTCTCCTACCATACAAAAAGTTTTATATTCATCATGCATGTTCCACTTAGTCATCAAACATTTAGCAGCTGTGCGTTTTTGTAACGCATCGCCCGCCTCAAGAATATTTTCTTTAATTGTTTTGGTAAAACTTGTAGGTGGGTTTACTTGTTTTACCTTAACAGGATATTTTTCAGTAAACCATCTCCATGGCTCAGGTTTGCCAACTAACTTAGACAATGCACTCATACTAAAATTTCTTGTATGCTTTGTTCGTCTGGATGCCTACCATCAAACTTAGGCTCTCCAGATGGTAATGTATAAAACCAACCTGTCGCAATATACTTAACGCCTTCGTTTGGAGTTACACCTTTGTGTGGGTGTGTCCAGCCTGCGGGCCAGATAACAGTTCTTCCTTCTTTGGGTGTTACAGTCATTTCTTGATAGGGAAACTCTGTACCTGACTTTGCGTCATTAAGATAAACCATCCATGCAAGTAGTCTATATGGATAGGAGCCAGACTGTTCGTTGTGTAAAGAAAAGAAACCTTCTCCCTGTTCATATTTTTGAAGATTATATACAGGACACAATCTCCAATACGAACTTTTGTTTAGTTTGTTAAGGTAGTCATATTTTTTACAGTAGTTTGCTAATGAATTATTTACAAAGGTATAGATGCTTACATTAATAGGATTGTCATCACTAAAGTTAAAAGACTTTGTGACACAAACTTTTTTACGACTTTTGTTGAAGTAAGGAAGCCCACCCTTACTTTTGTTTGGAACATTTTCAAAATATTCTATAATATCTTTACATGTATTCAGTTCACCATACGCTCTGCGTTTAGCCCATAAGCCTGTCGTGTCATCAACTATCTCAATAAAATTCATTTACTCACTCATAAAATTATCTTCAAATAATATATAGTCAGTTTTATCTTGAGAAGTTTTAATCGTTAAGTAAACTGTACTCATATTTTTTGGTTTAACAGGAACAAACTTGCTGAGTTTCTTAGAGTAGTAAAGTGGAACTCCATCTTTCAAACGCATTTCTTCATACGAGTCCATGTCAGAACAGACTTCCATGATTTCGCCAACTTGTTTCTCGTTGTATATGTTTGAGTACGAAACCTTGTCACCAATATTAATTATGTTCATTTTCTTTTTCCTTTTACTGTAAAATCAATTCCAAATCTTGTTGAACTTCTCTCTGCAATACCTTTCATCATTTCTAGGTATTGTGGAGAACAACAATTCTCAATCACCCGAAGCATATCTAAACTCCTTATTTGCAGCCTCATCTAATTGTTTCATAACATCTTCAGTAAAGTATGTTAGTGGATCATTTAAAATAGTTTTACCAAACTGTTTGCTTCCATCTGGAAGTTCAAATCGTGTCGATACCTTTTTAAAGATATCATACTTTTCAGCCAACTCTAACAGTCCGTAGTATTTGTCAAGTCCCTTATCATAAGTAAGTCGCACATCAACCATCTTGTTCTCTTTAGTCAAACGAGACTTGTGGTTCTTACAGTGAATGATGTTGCCGATAACTTCAGTGCCATCTTTCTCTTTCTTTTTACTTAAATAGATAATAGAACTAGCTGCGTACTTGAGTCCAGAACCACCACCCATTTCTTTCTGTGGGAACATAGAACCTACAACATCATAAGTGTGATTGGTTACAACCATAGGAACTTTTGCCCGACCAAGTTTCAACGTCAATACACGAAATGCAGCTTTGAGAACTTGAGCTCTTGTCATGTCTCTTGTCTCTTTGCCGTCTGCGGTATCCTCAACTTCTTTGGTGGTGCTTAACATACCAAGACTGTCCAAACATAGAAACAAAGGTTGACGATCTGATTCGGGTTGTTCTAGGTATCCGTCTAATACCTTTAGAGATTGTGTTCTAAATTCTTGCACCGTAGTGACAGGCAATATAACCATTCTCTCTGGGTCAATTCCTCTGTCGATAACCATTTGTTTAGTAATTGCAGATTCACTCTCAAAATACAAAACACCAGCGTTTGGATTCTTATCAAGAAAGTTCTTGACAATACCCATCAGAAAGAATGTTTTGCCTGTTGCAGATTCACCTGCGATTGCGGTAATCTTATTTGACGGCAAACCCCCATAGATACTTCCACTGAGTAACGCATTGAATACATGACTGCCTGTGTCGATAAACGAATCAACGTCACCAGCCTCCACTCCATCACTTACCATAGATGCGTATTCATTCCCCACATCTTTGATAATGTTCTTTAAAAAATCATTGTCAGCCATATTTGTTTTTCTCCTAATTCTTTAGCTACAGTATACTACATGCATACCAAATTGTCAAGTTTAATCTCAAACATAGTGTAGATAACTTCCTATAATATACTTGGGAGATATTACTGGTCTAGCTCCTCCATGTATGTGTGTCCACAGTGGAGGGAACATCATACAAGAACCTTTCTTACATTCTACCTCTAAATCCATTGTAGGAAAAAAGGTATGTCCGCCTATGTTATCAGACAGATAAAAGAACACAACAAGAAATCGTTTTGCGGTTGCGTAATCCAACACATCAACATGAGGTGGAAACTCATCAGTAGTGTCAGGCAAATACCTTTTCATCTTAGGGGGTTCAAGTGCAAACTTGTCTGGCCATTGATAGGGTGTAATCTCATGTTCCATTTTATAAGACTCAACACATTTGCTGATATTGGTCATAAGAAAATTAACATCTTCTTTCCATAACGTATCAGGTGAATGTAACATATTAATTTGAGTCAGGGTTGCGGTTTTTTCTCCCATCTCGGTATAGTGAGAATTGTTCTGTACTTCTTGTGCAGAAGTATCTTTCTCAAACTTATCAATAAAATATTGACATCGTTCATCAGAAAGAACTTCATCAAATACAGTGATATAAGAATTGTTCATTATACCTTGAACCCATCAAAGTTTCCACCAAAATTAGACTTGTCAAATGTAGGCGTATCAAAGTCATCTTTGTCTATAATCTCACCTGTAGTTTTGTCTACAGTCTGGTTTGCGTCTGCGAGACTGTGTTGTTCAGAGATATCAATATCATACAGTCGCATCTTTGCTCGGTCGATACCAACTACAAATCGTTTGTTCATGGATGGATCATTGTATCGGTTCTTCAATTGTTTGACTGCAATCTGGTTAAGCCCGTCAAGCTCTTCGTTACTGATAAGCGCAAACATGAGGTCAGCAGTCGCAGGCAAACCAAAACTCTCACTTGTATCTTCCAACCCAACGTCTGAGTTTGAGAACCCTGATCGAGTGGTCTGTGTTGCACTCATGATCGGTACGTTAGTCTCTACTGCAAGTCCCCTCAGTTCTTCTGCAATTGATTTAATGTAGAAATAAGAACCAACATTTGCGTTCCCCTTGAATCGTGATGACGCACAGATATTTAAATAATCAATGAATATAATATCTGGTTTGAATGTTTTCTTGATTGCGAGTTCTTTAATCAATCCACGAAAGTGTGCGGAGTGAGCGCTTGCGGTAGGATACTCTTTGACAATCAACTTACCAGAGGTAGACTTAATGATTTTATTAATCTTGTTGTCAAACATTTGTTTGGGTAAATCATGCAAGTCTTCCATAGAGATATTCATCAGGTTTGCATCAATCCGTTCTGCGATACGTTCCTCTGCCATCTCCAACGTCACATACAATACATTCTTTCCTTGAGACAAGCAGTTCGCAGCTACATGGCACATAAACAAAGACTTACCGACACCAGTACCAG